TTTTATGGCAAAATCATATAATTGATTGAAAAATATTCTAAATGCTTTTTTTGCACTCCATTTTTCTCCCATTGAATCAACTATAGCTTGTAATTGAATTAATTTGATATCAGTAAATGCATCTTCTTCTATATCTTTACAATAATTCCAGCACATATTATATACAACTTGTGTTTTATGTGCGATTTTAGGATATTTTTCGTTTTTCCATTTTTCGTATAATTCTTTTACTGTAATTTTTTTAGCATCTATATCGTATGGATTTTCATTGAATAGGGCAAGTTCTTGTAATGCTTTAGTTCTTGTTTCAAAATATCCAATGGTCTTTCTTTTTTGTTTTCCATCATCAGTCCATCCAATAGTTTTTCTAACTCTATATGGTTTTCTTCTGTTTCCTGGAAGTTTTTCAATGGATCCGAAATTATTTGGTAATTTCATATATCAATTTTGCCTCCTTTTGTTGAATTTTTAAGGTTTTTTTGATATAATGAAATAGAAAAATCCATAACATTATATCTTATATTTTGTTTTTTAGTTTTCCAGACTAATTTGTGATTTTTCATTTGACTTACTGTATCAGCAGTAGGTCTTTTTTTTACTTTAATTTTCTTCTGACTTCAATTGCAACACCAATAATTTTGACAGGCTTAGTAATTATGTCATATTCATTGAAATAGTATGGTTCATAGTTATTGTTTAATGGTTTAAGAATTATACTTTTTTCTTGTTTTATTACTCTTTTGAATGTTGCATCATTACCATTTACCATAACGACACAGTCATCTCCAGAACTACAGTCTGGTTGTTGTTTAATTATTATAGTATCACCTGACATATAATCTGGAAGCATGCTATCTCCTTCAACTTTTAGTGCAAAGTAGTCATTTCCACCTTTCAGCATTGATGCAGGAATTTCCACATATCCAAGTGTGTTTTCAATTGCTTCAATAGCAATACCTGCAGGAACTTTTCCAAGTAGAGGAATTTTGACAGTTTTAGATGTTGATTCAATATATCTAGCATTATCAATTGATATTTTTTGAGGTTCATCATCTTCAATCCATTCTCTGTCCATATATACATCATAACCCATCAGCCATGCCTCGTTAACATTTAAAACTCTTGAAATAATATCTAATTTATCTTGCTTAGCTTTAAATGCTCCTGAAAGATAGTTACTTATTAAAGATTTGTTAATGCCTGTTTTATTTGCTAAATCAACTGGTTTCATATTGTTGTATTCCAGTGCTTTTTTTAATCTATTAGCAAAAGTATCTTCTAGCATCATCTTCACCTCACAATATTATTATATACTATAATTTAGAAAAACACAACTAAAACAATAGTAGAAAAAAGAAAAAGTTTAGAAAAACTAAAATTAGGTATTGACAATTTTGAAAATAGAAACTATACTTGTAATAGAGTTGCGAAGATAGAAACTTGGAACTCATGAAAAAGAAAGGAGGAAATATGGATTTGCCATATAATTATTCAAAATTAAAAGGTAAAATAAGAGAAATGGAAATGACTCAAAGTGATTTTGCTAGACAATTAGGTATTACAGAACAAACTTTGAATTTAAGATTTAAAAATAAAAGACCTTTTAAGCAAGAAGAAATAGAAAAAACAATGATCTTGTTTAATGAACCTATAGAAAATATTCATATATATTTTTTTACAAAGAAAGTTGCGAAAAGCAAAACAAATTAGTCTGGAAAACTAAGGAACAAAATACAAAATATAAGAGAGGATTTTTTTAATGAAAGAAGAAAGAAAAATATCAATTAAAAAGGCTTCTTCCTTAATGAATAAATCTCAACAATTCGTAAGAGTAGGTTTACAAAGAGGAATATTACCATTTGGTAATGCTGTAAAACTATCTACCAGGTGGAGTTATTATATATCACCTAAATTATTTTATGAATACATTGGAAATATTAAAAAGGAGGAACAAAATGGTTAAGAATAAAAAATTAGGGGTTTTGAGTAAAAATAGAAAGGTTAGGAATAATTTAAAGAAGTTTATTAGTGCATTTTTATTATTTTTATTAGGTGCATTAATTGGAATTATCATATATCAATTATTTACTATTGAAACTACATATAATACTCCTGCTGGAAATTATACTTGTAGAGGTGGAATAATTGAAATTTGTAGTGGAAGCGATGAAGTTGCTGACTATTTGGGAGTGTAATTATGAAAATAAAAAGGGGAAGTCAAATAGTGCAAGAAAAAAAATTAAATCCAATATGTTATGAAATTCATAATTATTTAAAAAAATATGCTGTTGGATATAAAAATAGAAAAACTGCGAAGGAATTAATGGATAAATTTAATATTAGAACTTCCGATGTTTTAAGACAGTATATTAGAGAAATTAGAGATAGTGAAATCATTCATAAGCCAATATGTTCTAAATCTGGAAGTGGTGGCAAAAATGGTTATTGGATAGCTACTGAACTGGATGAAATAATTAAATCTGCTGATGCATTAGAATCAAGAGGTTGGGATTGCATTAAAAGGGCTAGAAAAATGAAGAAAAAGGCAAAATTACATAATCAAAAAAGAATTATTTTTTCAAAATATGAAAAAGATGTAATAGAAAGTGTGATAGATAATGAGTAATTATTTAATAGATTTGGAGGTTTGTGATGTTTTTAAAAATATTAGAATTTTTTGCTAGTGCAATATTAATTCTTTTAGGGTTGTATATCTTATTAATTATGATTAAAGAAATGATTAAACAGGTAAGGAAGTGATATTCAATGGCTGATATAAAAAAATATTATTATTTAAAATTAAAAGAAAATTTTTATGATAGCGAAGAAATGATATTACTTCAAAGTATGCAAGATGGTTATTTATATAGCGATATTTTGATGAAATTATATTTAAGAAGTTTAAAAAACAATGGGAAATTAATGTTTAAAGATGTAATACCATATACTCCAGAATTATTGGCACAGGTTGTTAGACATCAAGTTGGAACAATAAAACAAGCACTTTCAATATTTCAAAAATTAGGATTAATAGAAATACTTGATAGTGGTGCTATTTATATGTTAGATATACAAAATTTTATTGGAGAAAGTAGTTCGGAGGCTGATAGGCAAAGAGAATATTACAATAAAATTAAGAAAGAAAAAGAACAATTACTTGATTGTAAGAAAACTTGTAAGAAATCTAACATGATTTCTACACCAGAGATAAAGAAAGAGATAGAGATAAAGAAAGAGATAGAGATAGAATTAAATAATATTGAGCAAAATTCATCTGATAAAACAACAATAATTACATCAAAAAAAATATCTGATAGGCAATTAAAAGATGAATTTAATAAGTTATGGGAATATTATCCAAATAAAAAAGGTAAGGAACAAGCGAAAAATAAATATATTTTAGCTAGAAAACAGGGAACTACTTATGAAGAAATTGCTGAAGGTTTAAAAAGATTTATTATTTATTGTAAGGCAGAGAAGATTGAAGAAAAATTTATAAAACATGGTTCTACTTGGTTTAATCAAAAATGTTGGCAAGATGAATATAAAATATCTGATAATTCTAAAACAAAAAAGAATAATAACCAAAATGAAATATTAAAGGGGATATATAATGGAACATTCCAGGTTAATTAGTTTAGTAGTTGCTAAATTAAAATTAGCATATCCATATTATTTTAAAGAACTTGATGATGATGAATTTTTAGGATTAGTAAGTATGTATCAAGAAGAATTATTAGATTATAACGAAGCAACAATAACTAATGCAATTAAATATATTATCAGGAATAACAAATATATGCCAACAATAAAAGAATTAATAGATGCTTGTGAACTTGTAAAAGTTAATACTAAAGATGGAATAATAAAACTTATGATAAATGATGGTTATTTCAAAGATGCTAGAGAGATAGAAAAAGTATATCATTTTTTAGAAATAGATGTGATACCTTCTTGGTTATTAGAAGATATGAAAAAATATGGATATGATGATGGTAAAGCATTATTGAGTAATAATCAAAATGAATATAGACAAATTGGAATGAGGAGAGGGTAGAACAATGACAATAAAAGAATTATCAAAATATCATTATATAAAATTAGAAATAAATCAATTAAAGGATAGAATAACTGAATTAGATAAAACAATAATAGGTAGTTCTAAAATGTCATTGATGCCACGAAAAACAGGTGATGTTAGTAATCCAACAGAACAACTTGCAGAAAAGAGAGTTAAACTTGTTAGTATTCTAAATAAAAAGTATGAAAAACTTTATAGCGAAGAAATCAAGATTGAGAAGTTTCTTGAAACAATAGATGATGTAAAGGTTAGAATAATAATTCGTGCTAGATTTATTGATGGTAAGAATTGGAATACTATTGGTAAAGAATTAAATTTTGAAAGAACTACTCCTTATTATCATTTAAAGAAATATTTAAAAGAAAGAGAGGGGAAGGATGTCAAAGTTAGTTCAGTCAATTGATTTATTTAGATTAAGTAAAATACAACTTATTCGTAAGATAAATACACTAGAAGGTGATAAAACAGTTCTTGAAGAAACTATTAAGGATGAATTATATAAAACTTTTATGGATAAGTTAAAAGAACCTTTAGAATTAGATAGATTAAGAAAAGAAAATAAAAATTTAAGGTCAAAAGTAAAAACTCTTAAACAAATAATTAAAGGAGATAAAGATGTTGGATAATTGTGGTGAATTTTTCAATAAGAAACCTACTATTACAGATGCTAAAAATTTAGTATATCGTGATGAGTGCGATTTTTATAGAAAAGTTAGGAGTTTAAGAACATATTGTCCTAGATCATATAAAAATTATCTTTTTAAAATATCAAAAGAAGGTTATTTTGAAACTGAAGATGGTAGATATTCAAAAGATATTTATACATCAAAAGAATTTAAGTTTATATATGGTCAAATAAAATTAATATATAGTGTTGAGAAAAACAAAGTAATTATTGAAGATATTGAACCAGCAAAGTTTTTAATTGATGGTTATAAAACTAAATTAGAAACATATAGAAGTATGTTTTATAGAGATGAAAGAGATAAATTTAAAATAGATTTAATGTTTTCATTAAAGGAAGGATGGTAATGTATGAATGAAAAATTAAGAATGATAATAAATCATTATGGAATTAGAAATCAGTTAAAACATTTTCAAAGTGAAGTATATGAATTGAATGAAGCTATTTTAATAAAAAATAATTCTGGTGTTTTAGAAAATGTAATTGATGGTATTAGTAGAGTTCTATTAACAACAATTGGTTCAGATTATACAGATTACAGAAGAAATCATATAAAAGAAGAAATTGCTGATGTAATGGTTATTCTAAAACAATTTCAACTTTATTATAATATTTCATCTGATGAGATAAAGAAAGTTATGAAGTGTAAGGTAGAAAGACAAATCGAAAGGATTAATAATGAGGGAAATAAAGTTTAGGGGATATGATTATAAGAAATCAAAGTGGTATTTTGGTAGTTTAAGTCAACAATTAAAAGATGGTTTATTTATGTTATCTTCTATTAGAACATTTATTTCTGATGAAGAATTAGGACTTCATTTGGTTGACAATGGAACAATAGGTCAATATACAGGATTAAAAGATAAAAATGGTGTTGAGATATATGAAGGAGATATATTAAGAGATTATGGAAATGACATTGAAGATTGGGTAGTTTCTTATAAAGATGGAAAATTTGTAGGAACATTTGATAATGTTTGTGAAGATTTATATGAAATATCAGATATGGAAGTTATTGGTACTATATATAAAACAATAGAAAGAAGGTAAATAAAATGTTGGGTAATGCTAGAGAAAATGAAAAATTAAAAGAATTAGTAGAATTAGCAAATATGACTGAAAAACAATTAGAAAAGGCAGATTATAAATTAAAACAAGCTCATTATAGGGCTAAATCAAAGTTATGTAAGATTTTCTTTGTATCGCAAGATAAAGAAGGTAATGGTAAAACTTATATAAAAGATAGAAAGTAGTGATGTTATGCAATTAGTAATTGGTATATTTATTGGAATTATAATTATGTGTTTGTTCCAGATAAATAATTCAAGTAATAGACACCTAGATAAATTTGAAAAATGGTTAGATGAATGTATAGATGAATTAAGTGAAAATGACATTGAAAAGAGGACAACCTTTGAATGCGGTGAACTTATTGCTTTTAGGATAGCATCAGCAAAATTAGAAGAAATAAGAGGTAATAAGGATGTATAAATTTTATGTTTTAGAAGATATGACACAAGATGATTTAAATAAGTTAGCATTTGAAAGAAATGAATTTCAAAGGAATTGGGATAAGTTAAAAAGTACATTAATTGATCTAATTGCAACTTCTTATGATAATGAAAAATATGAAGAAATATTAGATAGAATGATTAAAATTGAAAGTGGTGAAAAAATATAATGAATAATTTAGA